AACAACAGCTCAAAGAGCTGTATGACCTATCCTTGTGCGATCCTACTGATGAAGTAGGCGCTCCCTTTGGACAGATCACTGAGCTTCCCTGTGAAGAACCAGCTCCACAGTTATTACCGGAGCTAAACACGGCGGACATTGAAAAACTAATCCAAGACCTTGAAAACACGCCAACTGCTAATCCGGTCAAAAAATGTATAGACTCGGTCGAGACCATTTCTGCTTCCCTTGAAAAAGAACGCGAGCTCTATGTCAAATACTCAGCCTTACATGATAAACTAATCGAATATCAAGATAACTTTGAGCCAGTTGCCTCTTATTTTGAGGAAAGGGCAAACGAATTAGCCAGAATACTAAAGGAATTTAGTTCAGTCTTAGAAAAGGAAAAAGCGCTAAAGATCAAGCTCGATCAAGCAAATACCGAACGCTCTACTCTACTTAATAAGATAACTAAAGGTGCAAATATCGCTAATCTCTCAGTTAGTCTTGAGATGATCAACTTAAACATCGCTAACCTTGAGTCACAAGTCCTAGTACAACAAAACCTTCTTAAAGGCAAGGAAGCATCGATTCCAGTCTTTAACAATAAGTATTATAATGCCTTAGTTGGAGGTTTAAATAGCGGTGCGGCTAATTCAGACATCTCTACTGCGCTATCCAACCTATATTCTAACTACATTGACCGTTCACAGCTTACTCAAATACAGTCTCAAATCTCTGCATATTCACAGTGCATCCAAGTATTTGAAGTAGGTTCTGCTCCTACTTCCGTGAACCAGGCAGCAAACCAATCATTTTTTAAGTTTAAGATCAACTTTCCACAGCTCTTTTCTTTCAAGCTTGAGACCCAAGTACAAGACCAGCAAACCAAGACTTATGTAAATCAAAAAGTAGATTTTCCAGTCAAAGGTAACTCTCTATTAGAAAAACAGTCCTTCTTTTCGAGTTCATCCATTTTTTCAGTAGATGAGTTATCACAAGCAACAGACGTTCCAGTGTTAGGTAAGATCTACACCAACTATTACAATCTACTTGCAGATCCAATCAACAACTTATTCACTTTAGACGATCGCGGATTAACTACTGAAGCTGCCGCAATCGATCCTAAAGTCAAGGGTACTGAATCTGAGAAAAAGAGAGAAAATGGTTCTGAATACTTTGTCAAGGATCTTGATAAGCTACAACAGTTTTATCAAAACTTTGAAGTAACTTTTGACAACAAGAAAAGGGAAAAAAGAATGCAAGTAATCGATCCAGCAAAGGACGGCATTCGTGCAGTGTTTAGAAACATTGCTAGACGTGAAGTCCAATTACTTTTAGCCATTGGTCGAGTCAATAAGTTCACAACTGACTCTTCATCAACACTACGCAACATCGTTAATGGAATCAAAAATCAAAACTTAGCGGTAGTCACTGCTCTTTCTGACCTTAGCTCGGAGATCGCAAGGATCAAGGGAGTGATGGATGACTTAAAGCCCAGTCCAGAAAAGGTAAAAGCCCGCTTAAAAAAGCAGAGCCCAGAGTGTTTTGACAAAATGGATCAGGAAACCCAACCTGCAAACTGTGTCTCGGTGATGGGCAAGTTAGGAAAAGATCCTCTATATTTAAAAAGCATCACTGAAGGTACCGATGCAACTTTACCTTGTTCAAATCAGCTTTGTTATTGGGTACAGTTTTCGCTGGTCGCAAACATCATGGGCTTGATTCCCATGCCGAACCTACCTAACTTTAACCAGCTTAGGTACTGGCCAGTTGGCTTTGTGATTCCTACTCCAGGCGGGCTCATTAAAATTCCTTTACCCGTGATATGGTTGCCGCTAGTCTCAATTGCTACTCCAATGGGCACAATAGTCATATTTTTGACTATTAATGGCATCTTCATCTCACCAATCATCTTTTTTGTGTCGAGCACAGGATTTAAGCAACACATCTTTACAGTTAGGGGACCTTCTCCAAAGTTCGGTTTTTCAGGTGATGAGGAATCTATCAAACCTGGAGTGCAAAAATCAGTCGCATTCCTTGCAAATCGTGAAAAGATACAAAGACTAGCAAAAGAAGCAATAGACGGCAAAGAGTTCAACTTGAGTTCAGCTCAAAAGGCTCAAGTCGCAAAGCAACGCAACATTCTTAATGTTGTCGAGTCAACTGCAAAGTCTTCAGGCAATAAAAACCGCCTCCTTAAGGTAGCTCGTGAGAAAAGAAACTTAGAACTATCAATATCCAATTTAGGACCTCATGAAAGGCTTCAAAATATCCTAGATAAGACCGAGTCAGCTAAGGATGCGATCGAAGACGCAAAGCGAGCGATCCATCAGCGCATCAATGATTTAGGCAAGCCTAACCTGACAAAAGCAAACGAGCTAAAGACAAAGATCACTAAACGTCAAGATCAGCTCTTACTTAATTTACAGCAAGCACTAGCCAATGGTGATGATGCAGCTGCCAAGACCATTCGTGAACAGGTAAAGATAGATGGTTCCGACATGGATGAAAAGATCAGTGCGATCAAGGCTGACATGAAGACATACTATGATCGACTAAAGTTTCCGACCATCTCTATTCCAAAGGACTCAAGCAAGCTCGAGCCACAGCCGAACGCCATCCTTGACTTTTTAAATGAAGTGCTTGAGTTTTCTAGCATGTATAAGTCAAACTTCATCTCACAAGACAGCTTAAAGCTTCGCAACATGCTCCTTGTGCAATTAGCAAAGAACAAGACCAAGATTAAGACGAAAATCGATGGAGACCTAGCCTCTGGCCAATCACTAGACGTTGAAAAAGACTTTGACAAGATCCAAAAGTATTTGCTAGACGTCAACTCAACACTGGTCGATTCACTCAAAGGTAGCGGTGGAGAAGCCGCAGTAAAGGCTCAAGCTGCAAAAGTAAACTCTCAAAAGGACAAGGTAAATGCCGAAAAGGATCCAAAGAAAAAAAGAGACCTAGAAAAAGAGTTACAAACACTACAAGTACAGTTTTCTGACATTTTTGATAATGCTAGGGTCAAAGAGGCACTTGCCTTGACTCCAGCCGCTCTTGCTGCACTAGGTCAGCTTAAAGTAGACTTTAATCCTTTTTCTCCGTGTTGTGCCAAGAGCGGATTTCAGCTAGATCTTAGTGGGCTTTCTCCTGCAATTCCAATCATTGAGTCAGTTAGACTAGTACTCGATGGCTACGTAAAGAGCCTCACTCCAAAGCAATTTAAGTCGCTGGTAGGCGATAAGAAAACGATCTCACCTAGAGAACTAACTAGTTCATACATTGGGATAATAAAGAACACGGTCCCAGCTAACTTAGCCATTCCAGTGCCAGCCTTTAACTTACTGACCTTTGCTGCATCGTTTTCCGGCATACTTGCTTCTCTTTTTGAGCTAAGGATTCCAAATCCTGCTCGAACTCCTTTTCCAGCACGCATCAAGATTGACCTTAACTTGCTAAAGCCAGTCTTGCTTAATGCGCTAATGGACTTCTTAGATAACTCTCTTCCTGATCCAAAGAAATATACTGCTCCAAGTCCAAAGCAAATAACGCCGGCCGACAGTACATTGACTGCTGGCGAAGCTGCCGCACTAAGTTCTAAGCCTGCACAACCTACTAAATTGGACTCAGACATAAAGATAGTTACCTGTGAACCTGATGACTCGCAAAAGAGTGCCATCTCAGACGGAGGTTACAAACCAAACGTCAATTATGACTCTCCGGACGATGTTAACACAAATCTATCAACTAGGTCCATTATCAAGGCTCCTACTTCATCTCCATTTAGCTCAGGCAACGTAGTTGCCCAGTCTGATCGTGATGTTCTTCCATCTTTTTCCACACTAGACTTTGATTTTTTAAGCATAAATCCAAGTGATCTGCTTGCAGTGCTTAAGAACTTTATTGACCTTGGTTTTGACATCGCAGAAAAAATATTAGACCAGTTTTACAAGATAATTTCTTTGCTCAAGAGCGCAAAAGGTACCAAAATAAACCTACTTGAATCTATCCAATATTCATTGCCGTCTTTCTTTCCACCAATCGCTCCACCATATCTTCCAACATTTATAGGAATAACTAAAATTAGGGAAAACACCGGAAAGTCAAACACCATGCAAATAATGGACACTGACGTCATACAAGAAAAGCTAAAGATCGTTGAAACAGTATTGGGGCCAATCGCAAACTCACCATTACCTATGCTAGTTGCTTTGATAGCCGGAATCGCCGACCATGTAACTGCTACTGTGCCTCTTCCTCCTACACCAAAGCTCGATACTACTAACTTTTCTTTTTCGATGGTCGATTCAACTAAGCCTAGCTATCTGACTGTGCGTAATCTCCATCCGGTTGTGAGTCAAGATGACATACCTTCCTGGGAACGATTAAGCCCTGCAAATCCTTTGTTTTTGCTCTTCGTCGACCAATTCCTGGCAGCAGGTGCAGATAAAGTTGGTCTTTTTAGAGAATATTTGTAAGCTTTCTAAAACTTTAATCAACTTGCATGATATAAATTACTATAAAATCATACCATGATAGCACTCGTACCTACACAATTAGATCCATTTCAAAATATTGGCAAATATAACCCCAATATCATTCTCACTAAAGAGGACAAAAAATCAAAATTAAAAATTTATTGTCATGAGCCGTATGCTCAAGAACTATATGACCTCATGTCCGGTCGCAATGGTGGTACTACCTCAAAAATGGAAAGCAAAGACCTTATCTTAAACGAAGTATACAAGGTTAGAGCTACCCACCTTTTAAAAGCAGACCGTTCTATATTGACTGAGGAAGTCAATTCAGGAGTAAGCATCATAGTTCCAATAAAAGAATACTCAAAATCGATTGATGAACTTGCTGCCGGTAAAAACAACGAGTTCTACGTTAAACTATATCACTCAGCCAAGGACGGAGAATATATTGGTTCTGAAAAGAAAGCACTCTCTGTCTCTTATAAGCAAGAATTGTTTGTTCACCTTGCAAATGAGACTTCATTTGAAATCAAGCTTAAGAAGCTTATCAAAGGCGGGTACCTTGCAATCTACCAAAATGAAGTCGAGTGCTTTGTTCCAGGTTCTCATGCCGCAGCGAACGTAGTTCATAACTTCGGTGATCTTCTAGGTAAGACACTTACTGTGATGGTTGACAACTATGACTCTGCAAATGATCTATTCATCCTGTCTTACAAGAAATATGTCTCTCATTCCATGCCAAAAATGATCACCGAACTTAAATTCGATGAGCCATACACTGGAGTGTTGACCAATAACCCATACGATTTCGGTATCTTTGTTGAGATCGATGGTTACTACACCGGTCTAATCCACAAGTCAGAGTTTGAAAACTACGATGATGTTCGTAAGAACTACAGAGTCGGCGATAAGATTTCAGTTTATGTCAAAGACGTCACTACTAAGGGTAATCAATACCGCATCGTGTTGACCTTAGACAAGTCTCAAGTAAACGGTGAAAAGTTACAGTGGCAGGAATTACGTAACAAGACTGAGAACAATAGCTTTTCCTACACAATTAACAAAAATAAAAATTCAATCTCAATCGACATCAATGGCGAAAGCTATGAGGTACAATTAAAGCGTAATGACCTTCAAGAAAACTTAAATCGATACCCAATGGTTAAAGTTTTCAAAGTTGACCCAATCAACAAGCGTCTGAGATTTGAATTTGTTGAAGCATAATTTTTCTAACCCACCGAGTCTTGAAAGTCTATCACAAGATAAATAATCAAGATGACCTAATCAAATATCCTATCACAGCCAGAGCATATTGTTTTTCAATTTAGTTTCAGCTAGGATGGGATATTTTTTTCTAAAATATTACGACAGATGCTATTTGAAGAGAGAATTGAATACAAGCCTTTTGAATTTCCAATATATTTTACAGAAGGCTGGCTCAAACAGGCTCAGGCCTTTTGGCTACACACAGAAATATCGATGCAAGGCGACGTAAAGGACTGGAACGAACACCTTACGCCAGCTGAAAAGAATCTAGTCGGCAACATCCTACTTGGATTTGCTCAGACTGAATGTGCAGTCTCAGACTACTGGACCGGCATGGTCACCAAGTGGTTCCCAAAACATGAGATCAAGCAGATGGCCATAATGTTTGGCTCACAGGAAACCATCCATGCAGTCGCATATTCATACTTAAATGAGACCCTTGGTCTCGAAGACTTTGCAGCCTTTTTACATGAGCCTTCAATCGCCTCTAAGTTTGAATTTTTGATGGAGACTAATGCGGATTACTCTCACGAGGACTTGTTACATTCAGCCGATGCTCGCAAGGATGTTGCCAAGTCATTAGCGATATTCTCAGCCTTCGCCGAAGGAGTCTCTCTATACTCTTCCTTTGCCGTACTATATTCATTTCAAATGAGAAACCTACTCAAAGGAGTCGGACAACAGATGAAGTGGTCAGTTCGTGATGAATCTCTTCACTCAAAGATGGGGTGCCAATTATTTCGTCACATGTGCGAAGAATATCCTGAATTGAAGGATTCGGTTCAGTCTCAAGTGGAAGAAGCCGCCCAGCTAATGGTGGAGATGGAACTCAAATTCATCGATAAGATGTTTGAGATGGGAGACCTTGAGAACCTAAAGAAATACGATCTCAAAAACTTCATCATTCGCAGAGCTAATGAGAAGTTGATGGAACTTGGATACCTGCCTATATTTGAATACGATAACGAGTCAGCAGACAAGCTCGACTGGTTCTATCATCTTACTGGTGGAGTCACTCATACTGACTTTTTTGCCATTCGTCCCACTGATTATTCGAAGGCTGGCGAAAACGAAAACTGGGACGAAGACGCATTATTTGACTAACAATAACTTTTAAAAGATGACAGAAAAAGAAATAAATCACGGCGAAAGCCTAGGCTGGGAAATTGGAGTTCACTTTCCTGTTTGGGCAAATACTGAAGTCTATGTTAAGACAGTATCAAAGGGCTACTTGCTATCTGGGGAGACCCCAAAGGACGCTTACTGGCGAGTAAGTACTACTATTGCCAAGCGACTAGGTAAGCCAGAACTGGCCTCTAAGTTCTTTGACTACCTTTGGAAGGGTTGGCTTAATCTAGCCTCTCCTGTATTTTCAAACACTGGAACTGAAAGAGGCTTGCCGATCTCCTGCTTTGGAATCGATGTTGGTGACTCCATCCAAGAAATCGGTGGCAAAAACCTAGAAATGATGCTACTTGCCAAGCACGGTGGCGGAGTCGGAATTGGAGTAAATCAGATCAGACCTGCCGGCTCTAAGATTTCTCAAAACGGAACATCCGATGGCGTTGTGCCATTCTGCAAGATCTACGACTCAGCAGTATTGGCTACCAATCAAGGATCAGTTCGTCGAGGTGCCGCATCGGTAAACATAGATATTGAACATGGAGACTTTTGGGAATGGCTCGAAATCAGAGAACCTAAGGGAGATGTGAATCGTCAGAGTCTAAACTTACACCAATGCGTTGTCGTATCAGACAGTTTCATGGATAAGTTAGAGCAGGGTGACAAAGAAGCGCGTAAGCGGTGGACCGCCGTTCTTAGAAAACGTAAAGCAACTGGTGAGCCTTACATCATGTACAAGGGTAACGTCAATAACCAGAACCCAGAGGCCTATAAAAAGAATGGCCTAAAGGTATTCATGACCAACATCTGTTCTGAAATCACCTTACATACCGATGAGAATCACTCTTTCGTGTGTTGTCTCTCTTCTTTAAACCTAGCAAAATACGATGAGTGGAAGGACACTGACTTAATCTACACAGCCACGTGGTTCTTAGATGGAGTGCTCGAAGAGTTTATTCAACGCGCTAAATACATGCGTGGCTTTGAGAACTCAATTCGTTCTGCCGAAAAGGGACGAGCGTTAGGATTAGGAGTCCTAGGCTGGCACACATACTTACAAGAGAGAAACATCCCATTTGATTCTTTACAGGCTCAGTTTGAGACCAGAAAGATCTTTTCACAACTTAAGATTGAAAGCGAGCGCGCAAGTCGCGACCTAGCTAGAGAGTATGGGGAACCGCTATGGTGTGTTGGAACTGGCATGCGAAACACTCACTTGCGAGCGATCGCGCCGACCGTAACTAATTCCAAGCTTTCTGGCGACGTTTCGCCAGGCATAGAACCATGGGCAGCTAACGTCTTTACTGAGCAAACAGCTAAGGGAACGTTCATTCGCAAGAATCCAGTATTGGAAAAATCCTTAGACAAGATAGGACACAACACTAAAGATGCTTGGGATAAGATCTTAGAAGACGACGGATCCGTACAGGGACTCGACTTCATGGATAGCTGGTTAGTTAAGCTCAACGATAAAGGCAATCCTATCTCAAAAAACAAGTGGTCAAAGCTGCCTGAACCCGATCAAGCTCATTACATTCCTCTAAAGGACGTGTTTTTGACCTTCAAAGAGATCAATCAACTTGAGCTAGTTAGGCAAGCCGGATTACGTCAACAATATATTGACCAGTCAGTTTCCTTAAACCTAGCCTTTCCTAGTGAAGCCGAGCCTAAGTTCATCAATCAAGTTCACTTTGAAGCGTATAAAGCTGGTGTCAAGACCCTATATTACATGCGAACTGAATCAGTGTTACGCGGAGACATTGCAGCTAGAGCAACGAAAGATTGCCTTATGTGCGACGGCTAACCTCATCACCATACAATACTTTTAATAGAGCAGCAAAATACTTTGCTGCTTTTTTGTTTAGATAAATAACAATAAGCAACTAGACTCAACATGAAACACATTAAACCATACACACAGTTATTACTTGAACAGGAGGCAATGGTCGATCCAAACGCAGCCGCTTCTACCCAAGCTGAGAAAGAGTTTATATATGTCTTTCTTGAACCAGATGAATACAGTAAAATCAAAAAGAAAACATATCCGGACGGAAGCTCAACTGCCGATTACCCAACGTTTTCCTCTACTGAAAAAGAACTTACTGACTGGACAAAAAAGAACATAGCAAGCACTGACAAAAATAAGATGTCAGACTCTGAGCTTGAGACCAAACGTAAAAAACTGATCGAAGTGGTCACCGGTAAGAAATCACACGTAGCAGACTCAGACTTACCCTTCCTTGAAAAGCTAAAAAACGCTTCCTTGACTGACATGTTCGGTAATCGAAAGCCAGACACTAGCGTGTTTTTTACTAAAAAGGGAGAAGCTACCACACACAACATTGAGGTAACTTTTATCACACTAAGAAAGTAATGGTCAAGTCATTCACCAAATTCGTTAGCGAGAGCTTTGAATCAGAGAATCTTTTTATCAAGGATCTTGCGACTAAGTTGATTCAAAAGATCAGGACTGCTCGTGAACCTATCTCTGAGAGATACTCAAAACATGCTGGCATGGAGTTCACAGAGCCATATGCATTTGATCTTGTCCTATTTTTACGTCGGGATCCCAACGCTAACTTCACAAGCGACGAGCACTTTAAGAACTTGCCTTGGGAAGAGCTAAACTACTCAGAATATGGCTATGCGATCGATGCAAACCTGCACGTAAGTAAGCCTAATCTATATCATAAGATCATAATTCACCTAATTTTGGACCCAAACCAAGAGCCACATCTTTATACTAAACTTTTTGCAAGATTAATCGACATTTTAACCCACGAGACCAACCACCTTGAACAAATAGGCAGCGGTCGTGAGGCGTTTAACGAGATGCCATCCAATCCAGATGAGCGAGAGCTAGCAAAAAAGAGTTATAAGTACTTTTTATTGGATGACGAGGTAGAGTCGATGGTCGAAGGCATGTATGCCAGTGCAGCACAACAGGGAAAGCCTCTAGACCAAGTATTCGATGAGTATTTAAGGCCATTCATCGAATCTAGCTACATCACTCAAGAAGAATACTCTCAAGTAATGCAAAAATGGGTGACATTCGCCTCTCAAAACTACCCAGAAGCCAAATTTTCACCTAAGGTAGACGAAATCATCAATAATCTATAAAACTTTATTCTTAGATCAAGTACAAGAAATCTAAAAATAAATAACATGGATCAGTTTAACAAACTTAAAGAAGAAGTAGCTGCTGCTCAAGCTGCTATATTTGGACCGGTAAATGAACTTATTGCAGCAGCTGAAGAAGATGCTCAAAGGTACTATGGCAAAGGCGTAAAAAGTGCAGGTAACCGTTTAAAAAAGAAGTTACAAGAAATCAGAAAAGTAGCTAAAGGTGCTACTGCAAAAGCCGCAATTGCTGCCGTTCAAACATCAGCTAAGCTTTATCGTGAAGACTTAACAACTGAACTGAAAGCAAAGTAATTTCTCTCAAGTTCTAACATAGAATGCCTCCTTAGTGAGGCATTTTCTGTCTATCATTAGAAACTTTCACCCAATTTTTAGTATAATAATCAAAAAATAAACTTACTATGACAGACTTTTTCGACCTACCAGAAGAATCATTCTCAAAACAGAAGAACTCTCAGAAAACCAAGAAAGTAGATCCAAATGTTTACGATCCAGATCCAAATGCCTTTAATGGCTCTTACAAATCGGTGATGCGTCTTTTACCATACATCGCCAACAAAAAGCTTAGCAAATTCACCAAATATACAGCTAAGTTTTGGAATCCTCTTACTAAGGAATCCCTAATAGTTGACTGCCCTTCTAACGTAGAGCAGCCTTCCATTCTATGGACAATCGAGTCAGTTATTCGTTCGCTTAGAAAAGAAGAACCTGATCTCGCCAAAGAACTCGAATCAAACTTTTCAAGATGGTACACACACCACTCTGCAGTATACATCAAAAAAGATCCTCAGCGTCCAGAGCTAGAGGGCAAGGTTCTAATATTTAAGTTTAGAAACCAAGTTGATCAGCTCATCGACCAACAAATGAATCCAGAGGAAATCGATGGCCTTGAACCTACCAGAAAGATCAATCCATTCCACTTACTCGAAGGAAAGGACTTTCTTTGTGTTGTCGGTAAAAAGACCAAAGAGTTCAGAGACTGGTCTAAGTGCAAGTTCATGGACGAAGTTACTCCTTTTGTTTTCAAGATCGGAGACAAGCAAGTCCAGGTTAAAAATGATGAGAAAGTCATCAAATTAGTAAACGAGTTCTTAACTAAGAACACTCCATCGATGGACGAATACGCTCATCAACCTTGGACTGAAGAGACCTACACAAAGGTTGCTGAAGCAGTGGTTGCAGCCATTCCACAACGCCAAGTGCTAGAGATGGTGCTTGAAAAGAGCAAAGATGCTAAGATGAACGAGTTAGTTCGTTCAAAACTAAAGCCGACTAGGAACAACGCACCAATGGCAAAGGATGAAGACCTAGACTTTGGTACTACTGCTACTACTAGCTCAAAATCAGAATCAGCGAAGCCAGCCTCAGTAGCTACTCCTGCTGCCAGCTCTGATGAATATGATGATTTATTTAAAGACCTATAAAAAAATCCAATCACTACCATGGAAGAATCTACAACAACCGTAGAAAAAACAGCTACCGAGAATTCACCACAAGAAGCACCTAAATCCGTGCTTTTTGGTTCAATCTCCTACACTGAGGAATCAAACTATGAAAAGTTTATTCATGAAATGAATCCAGCCCAAGCGCTATTCGTGCTAGTTGCCTCCGCAAACTATGCACAGGCCAAAGGTTCATTCAACTTACAGGAATCTGAAACATTAGCCTCAGCAATCAGGACCTTAC